GAATAAACGATCCCTTTTCCTCAAACTCCTCCACATCACTAATGAATGCGTGGTAGTGCTGTGGCACTGAGATGTTAAACTCTGGGAGGTTTAGATACTCATATAGGTTTTCACGAATTTCCTGGTCATTTCTTGGCTGATCCTGGAATGTGGCAGCACCTACTACCCTCATAGCCTGCAGTGCACGAGAGTTAACTCCATTACCCTTACCAAAGGTAAACTCTTCAAGTTCTTTATAGCTATTGAATGGACGTGCAGCCATATACTTGGAGGCAATGTTGTCTGAGATATACTTGATGCCAGTAAGTCCAAAACGAATGCCCTTACCCTCAATCTTGAAGTCAGTATCTGAATCGTTAACGTGAGGAAGCTTAATTGGAATTCCCATACGCTTTGTTTCAATTAGATACTCAGTACGTGCATCCTTATCTTTTTCATTCTTAAGGATTGAGTACATAAACTCTAGTGGGTAGTGGAACTTTAGCCATGCTGTCCAATATGACAGCGTTGAATATGCCACAGCGTGAGACTTATTGAAAGAGTATCCAGCGTGTGCCTCAAAGTCTGTCCATAGCTCTTCAGCAACGTTTGGTGATAGGAATCGTGATGCACCCTTAACGAACTTGTCCTTAAACTGGTCAAATTCCTTAGCATCCTTCTTCTTACCAATGATCTTACGCACCTTGTCAGCCTCAGCCATTGTCATACCGCCAAGCTCTGTACAAGCCTGCATAACCTGTTCCTGATACAGAATACATCCGTAGGTCTCTGCAGTAAATGACTTCATAACCTGGTGCTTATAGTCAATATTTTGTCTGCCCTGCTTACGAGCAATATAGTCTTTACCAATTGTATTTGCAGCACCTGGTCGAACTAGAGCATTTGATGCAGCAAGCTCTGCCAAGTTCTTTACACCCATCTTAACTAGTAGGTTAGTATATGGCGTAGCTTCACATTGGAATACGCCCTTGGTGTATCCATCAGATAGCATCCTATATACGTTGGCATCATCCATATCAATAGACAATAGATCAATCTTCTTATCGTGACGCTCCTCAATGATGTCAAGGGTATCACGAAGCACAGATAGAGTCTTTAGACCAAGTGCGTCAATCTTAATAAGACCAATACGCTCTGCTTCTTCCATGTCTACCGCCACAACAGGGATGCGTTCCTTATTCCCTGGAGATGTGCGAGTTTCTAGTGGTGCAAACTTAAAGATAGGCTGCTTTGATGTTACAACACCTGCAGCGTGAATACCAGTACCACGAATACGCCCACGAAGCAAATCTCCATAGGTTTCAATCTCAGGGTACTTCTCACGGAACCATGCAGACTGCTTTGAAGAGCAGTAGTCGTCCCAGTCGTCTACAACTTTTAGCACCTTATTAACATCAGCTAGTGGCACATTGAGAGTACGAGCAATATCACGAACCATACCCTTGCCACGGAACTGCAAGAATGTTGCAATAGATGCAACGTGCTTGTACTGACGAACCAAATAGTCCTTTACTTCTTCACGACGTGAGTCCTGAATGTCAGTATCAATATCTGGGAAGTCATTACGCTCTGGGTTAATAAAACGGAAGAACAGTAGTCCGTGTTCGATTGGATCAATGTCTGTAATGCCAAGAGCATAGCAGAGTAGCGAACCAGCAGCAGATCCACGACCTGGACCTACCATGATGCCTTCCTTCTTAGCCCATGAGATCATGGAACGTACAACTAGAAAGTATGGTCCAAAGTTCTTTGCTTCAATGACCTCTAGTTCTTCATCTAGTCTTGCCAGATACTCTTCTGTCTCAATTCCACGTTCTTTCAAGCCAGCTAGAGCAAGCTCTCTAAGTTCTTTATTAGGATTTTGATACTGCACAGGCAGCAAGTCTTGGTGGTCTTGAATATCGTAGTCTTCTACCTTATTAACAATCTCACGAGTAGCCTCATACATGTCTTCACGATCAATGCCCTGGGCTTTCATGGCGTTGTGCATCTCTTCGTCAGATAGCAGGTGAATCTCAAACTTATTAAATGACATTTGACGGTCAGCACCATATAGGTAATCTAGACGGTCCATAAGATTGTCATACTTCTTAGAACCTTCGTAGGTAGCACCCTTTTCAACTTTATTTGAGTATGAGTTAAGGATAAGCTTTAGCTCTTGAATCTCTTTTTGAGAAGGATCAGAGTGGTGGCAGTCTGGAGTTACAACTGGCTTTACGCCAAACTCATCTGCTAGATCTAGTAGTGCCTTATTAATCTCTGGTGGGTTGTGTGGCATTACCTCAATGTAGTAATCGTCTCCAAACGTCTTCTGTGCCCACTGGAGGTGGGTTTTGGCAGCAGCCAGGTTGTCTGACTCAATTGCTTTGGCTAGGTAGCCAGATAGACAGCCAGAGGTGATGATTAGCCCCTCTTTGTACTGCTCTAGAATCTTCCAGTCCATACGAGGCTTCTTGTAGAAACCCTCTGTCCAGGCAAGTTCATTAAGTTTATTAAGGTTCTCTAGACCCTTTGCATTCTTAGCAAGAATGATAAGGTGGTTGTAGTTTAGATCAAGTGGATCATTGTTAGCCTTCTTATCTTCATGGTGAAAGCGATCTTTAGTGATGTAGCCTTCAATACCAAGGATTGGCTTAATACCTGCCTCTTTGGCAGCACGATACATTTCACGGTGTCCAGATAGACTTCCATGGTCAGTGATTGCGATTGCTGGCATGCCCAGCTCTACGGCACGGTCCACATATTCCTGTGGTGTTGCAATTCCGTCAAATAGCGAGTAGTGTGTGTGGACATGTAGACCAGCGTAACTCATTGATTTCCTTTTGTTAGTTTTTGTTTTAATAATTTATATAGGGTAAGATGAGATGGGGGCAACCGAAGTTACCCCCAAATCAAACTTAATTACCAGTCAATGTTAGTTGATGTAACAGACGGAGTGTCAAATCCAAAGTAGAATGCTTCCTGCTCTGGATATGGAACCTCACGAACAACCTTCTCAAGGTTGAAGAACTCGTGTGCTCCCCAGTTGAATGGT